GCGCCAGCAGCGTCGGCACCGGCAACGCTGCCAGGTCGCGCCCGTCGCGGATTTCCTCCGCGCGCTGCGCAGCCTCGACAGGCTGCGCCTCGGCAAGTTCGGCCTCGACCGCCGGCCACGCAGCGGCGACTTGCGCGCGGAGTTCGGCCTGTAGTTCGGCAATCGACCAAGTGCGCTCGCGCTTGATGCGCTTACGCCGCGTGCGGTCAGGACCGCCGCCGCCGCTTACCTGTTCGGCAACGGGGGGCGGTTCCGGCGCGATGGCGTCCGCGCGAACAAGCGCGCCGGAACCCGTCGTAAACAGCGCGCCATCGGCATAAGTCGGCCCGCCGCCGCCACCGTCAGCCGGGGGCCAATACCGGCCCGCGAAATAGCGGCGCGCGTAGTAGCGCGGCGCAAACATGGCTAGACGCTCGCGTCGAGCGTGACGGCGGTGCGGTTTCCGTTCGCGTCCACCGTCGCCACAATCCTGTTTTTAGCGTCGTTCACGTCGCGAATTGTGACCGTCGTCCCGGCCGCGCCCGATACCTTGCCAGCCAGCGCCGCCGTCACCAGCCGCATGGCTTCGCGCAGCGACAGGCCGGGCTCAACCTCGGCTTCAAGCACCGCGCCCGTCACATCGTCCTGCGACAACTCGTTGACCCGCACCACCAGGCTGGCGCGCGCCCGCCCCTTCGGCGCCGCTTGCAGCATGGCGCCCGCCCCCGCCACGAAGAACGGGGAATCCACCAGCCGCGTCGCGTCCAGCAGCACGGGCGACGCGGCGCCGCCGCCGATGGCCTCCGCGCGCGCCACGCCAGACGCGGCCAAGACCTCGGCCGTGGCAGCGCCCGTTGCAACAGTGGCGCCCGCTCCGGGTCCGTAGAAATGGAGCGAGAACCACGACCCGAGCGGCATGGATCAGTCAGGCTCAACCGCAATGTGCGCCAAGAACGCGAAGGACCCCACGGTGCCGGTCGTCGGCTGCCGGATGGCCACCGCTTCGCCAGGGCGCAGCGCCTTTGCCCGGCCGTTTGGGTGCGCCATGCCCAGATGGTTCACGGTATCGACCAACTGCTGAAGGTTCGTTGCCGCCGCCGTCTGTTCGTCCGACGACACGATCATCGGGCGCAGGATTTGCCCATCGGTCAGGCCGGCCGTGACGGTATGCCCGGCCGTCACGCCCGCGATGGCCGGGTCCGCCGTGTTGAATGCCCATGGCGTCAGCGCCGTCATCGTCGGCGTGCCAGTCACGCGAAGCAGGTTGAAGCGCAGCGCCACGCCCGTTACTGCCGACACCTGCAGGTTAATGATGTAGAGGCCCAGCAGGTAGACCGTCTGCCCGCTGCCCGTGTCGTTGCGGATGTAGAGATGATACTTGTTCGTCGCGACCGCGCTGGCGTCGTTCAGAATGCCGTAGGTGGGCAGCCCGTCGTAATAGACGCCCTGCGAATGCACCACGTCACTGCCGCGCGTGTAGCTGCGCATCATCAACTTGTCGCCGGTGCTATCCGGCGGAACCTGGGTGAACGTGCTGGTCATTCGCTCAGTCCTCCGCGAAGACCATCGTCCCCGCCGGGAAGCGGGGCGTAATCGTGTTCGAAATCGCCAACGTGTCGGTCAACGCGCCCTTGTAAAGAATCTGCCCCGTCGCCACGACCGAGATTGAAGCATGGGTCAGCGTGTCACTGCCGCCCGTGCATTCCGGGAAGGTGATTTCCGCCGCATTCTTGAACGCGCTCCCGCTTGCGTTCGCGTTGTAGGGCGCGACCGCATCGCAGATCGTCCAGCCCGCCACATCGCGCGACACCGACACCGCCGCATAGCCCGTGTAAGTCGGCGCGCTGGTGGTTGCGGTGCCCGTCTCGCCAGGGTCCGCAGTGTGCATGTTGACCTGAAGGTTCGCGCCATAGGACGGCATCGCCACGCCGTTGGCGATGAATTTAACAAAGTCGTTTTCGGTCGCGTTGCCCTTGCTCACGAACCAACCTCCATACCCAACACGCGCCCGTCCGGCCCGCGCACGACGCGGCGTGGCGCCATCGCAGCCTGGGCAGCCTGCGCCTGCGCCATGGCTGCTTCACGCTGGGCGCCCGCGCCGTCCCGCAGCGCGTCACCAACGCCCGCAACGGCGCCCATGATCTCGGGCGCAATTTCCAGGCGCATGGCTTGCGGCTGCATCTGCGCCGCCAGCCCGGCCAAGTCCTGCCGCAGCACGCCCACCGCCTCGGCCAGCATCGCGCCCATATCGGGCGCAGGCGCGGCAGGCTGCGCGGGCTCGGGCGCAGCAGCCGGCGCGTTCGGCAGCGGCATCGCACCGCTAGCCATCGCCTGCGCCTCAATCTGCGCAATCATCGCCTTGGCCTGCGCCTCGACCGCCTCGGCCTCGGCTTTCTTCGCGTTCGCCTGCGCCTCAATCGCCTCAGGCGGCGGCGGCGGGGGCGGCTCGTTCGGATCGCGCCCGCCCGACTTCATGCGCTCAATGATTTGGTCTTTGTTGCGCAGGTTAGACGCCTGGATCAGCGACACCGGGTCAATCGGCAGCCCCGCCTTGGCCAGCCCGGCCAGTGCTTCAAACTGCTCAATTTGCAGCGTCGCGATATCCGGCCCCTCCTCAAGCACGATATCCACGTCCAGCTTCGCAACGTCGTTCTTGACGCGCACCACCTGCTGCAAGCGCGGATCGCCCGCCATGATGCCCATTTGCTGCACCATGGCCATTGCCTCAGCCTCGTCCATCTCCAGCAGCATATCCGCGAGCGTCTGCGGCTGGTTCAGCCCCGCCCACCGGATGTTGTTCTCGTCATCGGTGACGCGAACCCACTTCTCGCGCGCCCAATACTGCTTCACGCGCCGCCAGATCGCCCGATACACCTGGCGCCGCCAGTGCCGATGCACGTCCATCAGCGCGCCGATTTCCATGGCGCCGCCCTGCTGCGACAACGCAATGGCGCGGCCCGAAGCCTCCTGCCCCTGCTTGCCCATCAGCGCCGCATTCGGCCCCATGGTCTGAAAAACGGCCTTGGCCTCTTGCAGCAACGAGGCTTGCCCCGCCGACAGATCGCCCGTCTGCTGAATCTCAAACCGCATCCCCGGCGCGACTTCCACCAGCCCATCCGGCTTGGCGAGTTCCTTGCGCGCCGCGTTCACATCACGAACCGCGCCTTCTTCCATGATCACCTGGCGCACCGACAGCAAATGCACCGCCTTGCGATGGCGCAGGTTGATCTCGTCCTGCGGGTCGATCAGGTTCCGCACCACGCCATACCGCCAATTGTCGCGATTGACGTATGCACTCACGAAATACAGCGGGCACTCAGGCCGCCCGTATTCGTCCACGTAGGGCGATTCCTGGCCTTCCTCCAGCCACCCGCCGCGCGTGAACGTGCCGCAGTGCCAGACCTCGCCCTCTTTCCAATACATCTGCACGACACGCACGCGGCGGCGGCTATCATCCGCCCACACGTTGTCGCGCGGCCGGTCTTCCCACGGCCCCGTCTGCGTCGCCTGCGACGTGGCGGCGGAATAGGCCAGTTCCACCGTGCTGCCAGCATCGGGCCAGCGCGCCAGCAAATCGGCCTCGTCCATCCACGTAATCACGCCAAGGTATTTGGCGTCGCGGAAATCTTTCTCGCGGCTGTAGGGGTCCCAGATCATCCGGTCCCAATGCACCGGGTGCAGGACGATGTCGTAATCCTGCCCGTCCGGCGTCGGCTCAACGCACACGTCAACGCCGCCGCAGCCTTCAACGATCATGCTTTCCCAAACCTGGGAAGCGACCATCGGCATGTTCTGCGCGTCGCACACGTAGCGAATGGCATCCGTCGCAGCCTCGGCGGCGTCCTCATCCGCCGGGTTGCGCGGGAACGCCTTGGGGTCCGACCGCTGCTGCTTTTCCATGCCCAGCAGGAAATCGACCTTGCTCTGGACCATGTTGAACGCGATAACCGGCTGGTTGCGCGCCTTCAGTTCCTCGGCTTCCTGCGTGGTGATCTGGCGCCCGTCGTAATAGTCGCGGTCGCGCTCGCTCGCCTCGCGCTGCTCGGTGCCCTCATCTTCGGACGACTCAACCCAGCCGATAAGCTGCGTCAGCACGTCGTCCAGAGAGGCGCCGTCGTCGCCCCCTGAGGCGGCGCGCTTATAGCCGTCCATGCGTGTTTCCCTGTCTGACCGGCAGCGCGGCCTGAATTTCGTCAATGGCCTCTTGCACGTCGCCGCCGCAGAGGATCAGCAGCCGCTCGGCAACCTCGGCCTTGAAAGCGCGGGGGTATTCCGCAAGGAACCAGCGATATTCCGGCGGCAGGCGGTCAAACGCCGCCATCTGCGCCGCAGCGCGCGGGCATGGCGTCAAACCGTCTTCCACGATTCCGCCCCCTCGCGCTTGCGCTTCCACCGATCAACCGGCGGCGCCGCGCCCGGCGGCTTCGCGCCCGCCGCCATCTGGTCAAGCAACTGCCCAACCAACCCCAGCGCATCAACCTGATCGTCGTGCTTCCCCGCAGGGAACGACAGCAACTCGGCCTCTAGGTCCGCAATCCACGGCGCGTCAGGCCGCACACGCAGCCCGTCTAGCGCCATGCGCCCGATGATGGACTGCGCCCGCGTCGCCTTGTCGCCGCGCGTCGGGAATTGATGCCGCGCCACGAACGCCCGCCGCTCGCGCATCCGCCGCTCGAGGAACGGCCCGACACCCGCGCGGATTTGCCCGTTTTCCTCGGCCCACCCCAGCGGCTTCCACTTGGCCACCAGATCGCAGAACGCCTCAACCCAAGCGTCGGCGCTTTCCTGCGCCCGCCACACGTCGAGCAAGTGCAGGCGCCCGTTGTGGTCCATGCCAACCACGACATGCACCGTAAAGTCCCCGCCCGCGCTGGTCACGGCGTAGTCACTGGCGCCATAAACCCGCATCCGCTCGCGCGGCGGCGCATCCTCGCGCTTCAACCAAGCGCGCCGGAACAGCGAACCCTCTGGCGGCGCGGGCCGCTGCTGATACAGCGCCGCCCACGTCCGGGATTCGGCCGTTTCCCGCTTGCGCAGCAGGTCCGCGCCATAGCCATAGTCATCGTCGCCCCACAACGGGGCGCCAGGCGCGCGGCCTAGCGGGTCGTCCGCGTCCTCCGCGATGGCCGGCAGGGACAGCACGCGCCACCGGCCGCGCTCGCGCTCCAGCAGGCGCCCGGCCAAGTCGTCCTCATGCCAGCGCGTTTGCACCAGCACGATGCCCGCGCCAGGCCGCAGGCGCGTGGTCAAGTCGTCGTTGAACCATTCCCACACGCGGTTGCGGCGCGTCTCGCTGTCCGCGTCCTCTCGGGACCGGATAGGGTCGTCAATCACCGCCAGATCGGCGCGCAAGCCGGTAATCACGCCGCCCACGCCCGCCGCGCGGTATTGCCCGCCGTTGGTCGTGGTCCAAAGTTCCTCGGCCTCGCGGTCGAGCCGATAGCCCAGCGTCGCGCCATGCTCCCGCACTCGGGACCGCACGCGCCGGCTGAACGATTGCGCCAGATCGGCGGTATTGCTCGCCGCGATGATGGACAAGTCAGGCGCCTGCGCCAGAAACCACGGCGGAAACAAATCGCTGGTGTAGGTGGATTTCGCAGACCCCGGCGGCATGAAAACCATAAGCCGGTCGTTGCGGGCGGCCGCGACGGCCTGTAGTTCCTCGATCAGCAGGCGATGGTGCGCGGCCGGCACCAAGCCCTTATCGGCCAGCGCGTATTCGCACCACGCGCCTAAGCTATTCCGTCGCTTCCGCCTCTCCAGCAGGCGCGCGGCGGCCTCGGCTGGCGATTGCGGCAAGCTCGGCGTCCGTCATCTGGTTTGGATCGGCTTCGCGCACGTCCAAGCGTTGCGTTGGCGCGCCGTCGAGCCGGTCGGCGGCCTTGGCTACCATGTCAGCGTGTTTGGGGTGCGTCGGATCGCGCAGAATGGCCATCCACCTATCGGCGGCCTCTTCGCGCGCGCCCTGCGCTGCCATCAACTCGGCAACCGTCTTGCCGGTTACGCCACGGCCCGGCCCTGGCAGCCCCTTTGCAGCGTTGCCTTCGCCCTTGGCCGGGCCGCCCCAGCCTGCGCCGTTGCCGCGCCGCTGGTGGTTAGGATCGCCCGGCGGGCGTCCGCCCTTGTTACGCTCGGTCACGGCCTCAGCAGCCCCGGCCGCCCTTCTTCTTCGTCTTGCCCATGGCGAGGCTCCAAAAAAAACCCGGCGCTTGGACCGCCGGGCAAGTTTCACGAGGGAGATGCCACAATCCGCGAGACGCACGTGTCCCGCCAACACCATACAACCAAATCCTAGCGCGGCGTGTCAACACCTTTCCGCAATCAGTTCTGCGTATTGCATTTCGGGGGTCCATTCGTGCGCCGGGGCGTGCCGCCGCGCGGTGGCTTCAATCTGCCTGATGCGTTCAACGCTAATCCCCTCGGCGGCGGCGATTTCGCGCAGAATCACGCCCCCTATGCGGTGCGCCAAAACGCGCTTTTCCTGTGGTTTGAGGGTAAGTTCGCGAAGGCTGCGAGCACCCCTCATTCCATCCCCCAATGCTTGGCCAGCGCCGCAAGCCCGGCCTTGGCGCGTGCGTAGAACAGCCCCGACCCGTTGCACACCAGCCGGATCACGGCGTCGGACGTGGCCGGGTCCAGCACCTCGCCCACCGTGCGCAGCGTGGCGGCGGCCTGCACAGCCATGGGCGACACCCCGCCGCACTCCCAGAACGCTCGGCCACGCAGCCCGCCGCCGTCGCCATGCTTGGCGCCGGTCACAAGTTCGGCCGCGACCAAGATCCGATCCGCCGCCTCGCGCTCCGGGTCGGTGAGCAAGCCCTGACTGTGCAGCGCCTCGTATGCCACGTAGGCCCGCGCGGCGCGGATGGCGGGCGCCTGGGGCTTGTCGGGATCGGCGCGGTAGGTAAGGACCGCCGTCCCGTTGTCGAGGCGCTGGCGCGGCCCGTAGTCGGCCACGGGCTCAACGGCGCGCGGCTTGCGCTTGCGGACGGCGTTCATGGCTTGCGCCTCCATGGCATGGAAAGTTCGATGGCCACGCGCCAGACACCGACGCGCAGGACGAGTTGCCGCATCGCGCCGGGCGGCAGCGGCGGGCCGGGATAGATGCGCGCGCTCGCCCACAGGCGCGGGTAGCGGAACCAGCGCTTCATCCGCCCTCCAAAGCCCGACCGGGCGGGTTGGTTATGGCGGCGGGCGGCTGCATGGCGCAAATGGCGGCGGCAATTCGCCCCGCCTCTTGTCCTCTGGCTTCGATGCGTGCGCGAACAACGGGGCTGTCAGAATACCCCCACTCGGCAACGGCGGCGTGCTGGCAGTTCTGCTCCGCTTTGCGCGCGATCCCCGCCGCCGCCTCCTGCGCCGCCCGCCACCCCGCGCGCCAGGCTTCCGCCTCGCCGGTCGTTAGGTCACCCATGTCCATGCTGCCTCCATGTGGTAGCCCGTTACCGCGCGCGCGTTTTGCGGCGGGATGGGCGGTTGACCGGAAACTTTCCGTGCTTGACCGCTAAGCGCCGCAAATCCTGCGCCCGCGTTGGGCGCGACAATTCCGCGCCCCGTTACAATTTTCCCCTTGCGTCGCGCCGTCATGTCCCTCATATTCAGGGACAGGCGAGGGAATGAACCCAGCCGGATTGAGGGATTGCCCCGATGCTCAACGCTTCCGACCTTCAGACCTACACCGCGCAGCAGGTCGCCAGCCTGGCCGACGTGGACCGCTGGGAAGTGAAGGCGGAAGGGTTCCGGCGACAGGCGGCGGCTGAGCGCAAAATTGCCCGCCTGACGAAGCAGATTGAGGCGGCGCGCAAGGAACTGGCCGAAAGCGCCATCATCATTCAGGCCGCGTTTGCTGAAGAAGCGCGCGCCTAACGGCGCGCCGCAAGGCGTTAGAACCATTGACAAATTACGGCCAAAACCAAGTAACGTCAGAAGGCTGCGCTTAAATGACCCCCGCCCGCTTCCTCGAAGCCCTGGCCGCGCTGCACTGGTCGCAGCGCGGCTTTGCGGCGCTGATCGGCTACGACGAGCGGCTTGTGCGGCGCTGGGCGTCCGGGCACCGGCCGATACCGGGCGAGTTGTCGGCGTGGCTGGAAGACGCAGCGCGCTGGCACGAAAAAAACCCGCCGCCGCCGCCTCGGTCGGGCTGACGCTCACAGCCTAGCCCCCGGCGCCTTGCGCAGCTTATCGGCAATCGACCGGCAGGTTGCGGCGTATGCGGCGAGGAAGGCCGCGTCGTCTGGGTCTGCGGCGGTTTGTTCCTCGCGTGCGGTCGCGAGGGTGTCGGCGCATTCGGCCAAGCGTTGCAGGGCGTGCGAGCGGCCGATCTGTTCCGGGGTAGGCTCACCAGCCATTGCGGTGCCTCCGCGTCAGGCGCTCGAGGCAGGCGGACGCCAGCCCGGCGGGCGGCGGCCATGGGGCGCCCTCGGCCTGCCAGGCGGCGAAGGCGGCGCGGCGCTCCTGACGCTTGGCGAAGGGCAACGGGACATCGCAACGGGACACGGGCTGCGCAAACGGGACAAGGGGGGGGGACTTCCAGTCCCCACCCCCGCCATGTCCCGTTTTCTCGCTTTGCCGAGCCTGGACTTTTATGCGCTCGTTGTCCCGGACATCAGGGTATTTGTCCCGGACATCTGATCCCTCGTTGTCCCGGAGGTTTCGCGGCGCTATACTCCCAAAGCCGGGAAATTCCCCGGCACGATTCGTGTGCATCGGAGGCTCCGAGTGTTTGAGATTGAGACAGACATTCCCATCCCGGAAGGGCGCGGTTCGTATGAAAGCAAATACAGTTTTGACGCATTGCCGGTCGGCGGCAGTTTTAAGATGCCGCCCGACAAGCGATATTCGGTTTATGAGGCCGCGCGGAAATATCGCTCCCGGCACCCCGGCTGGACGTTCAAGATGGCGCGGGTAGAGGGCGGCTGGCGCTTGTGGCGCACTTCTTAGGGCACCCATACGCGCCCCACATTCAGACCAACCCTCTTGGTCTCAACGAGGTAATCAGCAGCGCGCCGAAAGGCGCGCTTTTTGGTGTCTTGATCAGCGCCAGGCATAGCGCGGTCATAGAAGGCTTCGCGCCACCACTTTTCTGGCACCGACCGCAAGCCGGCGGGCACGTTTGCGAAACCCGGCTCGCCAGACGCGGCGAGCAAGTCTAGCAGGACTTCCAAGGCGCGCTTTGTATGGCCGTTCAACTTGTCGGGGCCGGCGGCTGGCGCCTGCTCGCCTTCCTCGACAACGCAAGACGTGACTGTCTTGCCCCGGCGGTTCAGCCCCAGCTCAACCACGCGCAGCGTGAAGGGAAACGCCCCGCTGCATTCCATGTCGCGTTGCTTGGTCACGCTGGCCAGGCGCGCCGGCCCGGTGGCGACTACCTCAATCTCGGTGTCTGTGGCGGCGCGAAGGCTGCTATGGCCGCGCGCGCCCTTGGCAGCGTCTTTGCCGCTATGGTGGATCCACATGACGTGCGCCGGGGCTTCCTGCCGCAGGGCGTCACCTGTCTTGATGAGGCTGCCCATGTCCTCGGGGGCGTTTTCGTTGCCCCCGGCGATGGCGCGGGCGAGAGTGTCCACCACGATCAGGCGGGGCTCGGCGCCAAACTCGGCCGCGACCAGGCGGCAGGTTTCCACCACCTTGCCGGCATCGGCCTCCGGGTTCAGCAGGTTCAGCGAAACGGGCACGATGGCGAAAGGCAGCGCCGCGCCCTCTAGGCCATGTTCCGCCTTGAACGCCGCAACGCGGTTTAGGATCGCGTGCGAGCCTTCCAGGGCGAGGTAAAGCACAAAGCCTTGCTCAACCTCCCTGCCCCGCCACGGCTTGCCAGCGGCGACGTGTAAGGCAAGGTCCAAGGCAAAGAAGGTTTTGCCCGAATTGCTCTCGCCGTAGATCACCGACATGGCGCCCTTGACGAGCAGCCCTTCCACGAAATCATCGGCGTCGAGCGCGGGAATGGCGTCCGCGAAGCGGATCACCTTAAGCGGCACGGCGCCGGGCTGTGGCGCTTCAGCGGCGGGATCCGGGTCGGGCTCGCTTTCCCAATGCGGCGGCGGTTCCTCGTGCGGTGGGGGTTCTTCCCAGCCGGGCGGGGGTTCGTATTCCTCCACGGTGCGGCGGATCAGTCGCGGCGGCGCTTGGCGCGGCTGGCGCTGGCCGTCCGCAAAGGCCGTGCGGACCTTCTCGCGCAACTTGGCGGCGTCCCAGCGTTCGCGGCCGGGCTGCGACGCCATGCCCAACGCAGCACTGGTCAGACTGGCGATGGCCGTGTCTGCGGTAAGTTCCCCGCCGGCCACGAGCGCGCCGATTTTAAGGCACGCGGCGTTGAGCGTGGTTTCCTGCATCCCGAATGGCGCGGCCAGGATCGCGGAGGTTTCGGCCTCGAGCGCGGCGAGCCCGTATGCCGTGCCGTCGCCTGTCGCTGCTCGAGGCGCGGCGGGCCGGGGCGGCGGGGCGGGCTCCGGCGGGCAGACCAGCGCGACCAGCCAAGCGGGCATCTCGGCCGGCATGGCGTCGTCCACGATGGTGTAGCCGGGGGACGGGGCGCTGATGACATAGCCGCCCTCGCCCCGTACATCCACTCCCTCGGCAATGCGCCTGACGCTGTTGCGGACGCTGGCGCCGGCCGGGTAGCGGAACAGCAGGTGCCGCCCGCCGGATTGCGTGCTGTGCTGGCGCGTGCGCGGCAGGCGGTGCGCGTTGGCTGCCAGCCATTCCAGGCCGGGGGCGCCGTTCTTCACGTCAAGGTCGATGGCGGCCAAATCGGACGTTGCGCCCGTAGGCACGCCGATGAGGGCGGCGCCGGGCTTGCTGAACATGGCGCGGATCGCGGCGGGGTCGCGCGTGGCGTCTTTGTAGCCGTGGCGGGTAATGGGGCGCTTGTTGGCGTCGCAGGGGAAGCAAGGCCACTGTTGCGAAATAAACAGCGCGGCCTCGATCAGGGAATGGCTCATGGGCTACCGCTGCGGCTTCTTGTTGGGCTGTGCGCGTTCGGCTTCCTCGACGGTGCAGCCGAAGATGGCGGCGCGTTCCTCGGCCTCGAGCGGGTCGTGGTCGCGGTCTTGCAGCGCGGCCAGCGCCTCGGCGGCGAAACGGGCAAGGGCGGCGGCGGTCATGCCACACCTGCCAGCAACGGCGCTTTGGGTTCATAAACCCCGTGCCCGTGCGCTTCGCGAAACGCCCTTGCCGCGCTTGCGGCGTCTGCTTCGTTGACAAAGCCGCCAAGATAAAACCGACGCCCGTTGTGAACGACAGACGCAATCCATTTGCGGCGCTCGGCGTTCCAACAAACGCCTTGATGTTTAGATGTAGCTGTGTGCAGCGAGTGCTTGCGTCGGTTCCTGTTTTGCACGGCGGGCGGGGCCCATCGGCAATTAGCTGGCGTGTAACTACCGTCGTTATCTATGCGATCAAGTGACCAACCATCCGGGCACGGGCCGTGGGCGGCAGTCATGTCATCGCGGAACTTCTCGTAAACCAACCACTCAGGACAAACTGTTATCCCACGAAGCGAATAGTCGCGCGCCCTTGGGTGATTCGGCCGCAAGCAACGGGCCAACATGCCCTGCCATTGTCCGTACAGCCTCGTGCCCGTCTCGCCGTGCGTCGTCCTGAGCGCCCGCAACTTTTCGCGGCGCAGGCAGCCACAACTTAGGGCGCGACCGCTTGTGAGGTTCCCGCCCTGCGCCTCAAAGGGGTTGCCGCAAGAACATACGCAATGCCAGCGCGGCTTTCCTCGCGCGCCCTCAACGCGGCTGATCACGGTCAGACGCCCGAACTTCGCGCCCGCCAATTGACGCAGCGCGGTCATCGCTCGGAAATCCCAAAGCCAGCGGCAATCAACGCCTCAACTGCGGCATCAGCGGACGTGACAACCGCCACGCTGTAACCGTGCCGCAGTAGTTCCGCGTGGCACTCGACCTGCGCCGGGGACAGGCGGCCTTTGGGGGCTTTGACCTCCAGGAACGCCACGCGCTCGTGCTTGATGGCGATGATGTCAGGGAAACCCGGACGAAGCCCTTCCGCCTTCATGCGGCGGCCGGTCACGGCGCTGCGCTTGCCGGCGTTCGGGACATGCGCGGCGAACACGCCATGCCAGCGAAGGCGGTCTAGGATCGCCTTCTGGATGGCAGCCTCGGGCGCGGCGCGCTTCTTGGGCTCGCGGCGCAGGTCGCAGTCAGCCGGGCAATTGCCGTTCGGGCCGCAGGTGCAGGGGTGGAGCGCGGGCTTCAAGACCGCGCCGCCCTCACTTGGCGCCCGCGACTGCCGCCGGGGTCGGGCGTGTAGGGGCTGAACAGCCGCGACGCCTCGCTGGTGCAGTAGGCGCAAAGCCGGTTGTGCGCGCCTTCGCTGTCAAACGGCTTTTCGCAGCGCAGGCAGGGGCGCTTGGTTGTCTGCGGGCGTTCGGGCGCAAGCGGATGGCGCGGCTTTTCCTGATCCTGCATCCACTGCCGCAGCACTTCGACCTTGAGGCCGAGGCCGCGCGCAACGGCGGTCATGGTAAGGCCCTTCGCCTTGCCGTCCGCGACGGCAGCCAGCCGGGCGGCGCGTTCGTCGCGTGTGAGGCGGCGGGCCATTAGAGCCCGCGCTCCCGACGGTAATCTTCGCGCCATTTGTAGGCCCATCGCAGTTGCGAGGCTCGGCTTTTCGCTTGCCGCATCGGCGCGGTGCGCTGCGCGATAATGGCGCTGGCGATTTCCTCGAATGTCAGGCACGCGGCGCGCATCTGCCAGACGAAGGCGTCTTCTTTCGGCGTCAGGCGGTCGTCGCCGCTATTCACGGCGCGCCAAAATAGGCGGGCGGCGGGAACCGCAGGGGAGGAAAGGCCCCCGCCGCCCTGGCCGCCGGGCGCGTGACTTCCGGCGGCGTTCTGTGTGACGCGGGACACGGCGCGCATCCGCAGGGGCGCCGCATGTTGCGCGGCATGAACCGCCGTGGGGTCGCCGCCGGACATCTAGGAGGCCGCCTTGCGCGGGCGCACCGGCAGCGCGTCGGGCTCAACGCCCAGAATGCGCGCCACTTCCTCGCGGCGCCGCGTGGGCACGTAGCGCCAGGTCGAGACGGCAGCGGTGGAAATACCAAGCTCGGTGGCGACGGCCGTGATGGCGCCTCGGCGGGCAAACAACTCGTCAAGCGCGGGATCGCGCGTCGCGGTCTTGCTCATGCGCCTTGCCTAGCACGGCTAACCGATGCCTGCAACAGAAACTAACCGCGACGGCACACGCGGGGCGTGTGATGCGTTCGACATGGCTAAGAACCGCCAGCCCCCGACGCCCAAGGCTATTGCCCTCGGCCGGCGCATTGCCGCAGCCCGCGCAAAAATTGATATGAGTCAGGACGCACTCGCCCGTATGGTTGGTGTCAGCAAAGGGGCAATCGGGCAGTATGAAATTGGCCTTTCGACGCCGCGAGCCCCTAAATTTGAGAGGTTGGCAGGGGCTTTGGGCGTAACGGTGGAATGGCTTTTGACCGGCGATGAGCCCGACGAAAAGGCGCGGGCGCAGACGCAGAACGAGCTTGCGGCGCTCCAGTTGATCCGCGCGCTGCCGGTTGAGCAGCAGGCGGCGGCGCTGGCCATGCTGCAAGGGCTGCTCGGCTCCCTATCCAAATCGTAACGTGAAAAATTAGGCGCGCTAACTTTTCCCTTGCGCGTTGCGGTTAGCCGCGCTAGCCTCTCTCTCACCAGCCAAGGAGAGGCCGCCATGCAGGACGACACCCAGCCCGAAATCACCCAGGAAGCCGCGCGCTACAACATCGAGGTGCTGCGGAGCGGCGCGTGGGTTCCGACCGATGATCGCAGCATCGGATACAGCGAAGCGCGCGACGCCATGCGCTCGTGGAACGCGCTGGGGTGCAGCGCGCGCATGGTCGCCGCCGGATGGGCGCGCGTCGTGAGCGCGCAGCATTTCCAGATCAAGCACCGCCTGACCGGCGCCGTGCTTTTTGAAGGCCGCTTCGACACGATGCCACTTTGCGTTGAGGCGGCAAGGAAGTCGGGGGCCAACCTGTTGCGGGCCAACCTGTCGGGGGCCACCCTGTCGGGGGCCGATCTGTCGGGGGCCACCCTGTCGGAGGCCGATCTG